TCAAACGTCATGTGAACAACACGCTGGTCGATGCTGCTCATGCGGAGGTCACCGCCTTCCATACCTTGTCTGCGATCTGGTCAAATATGGGTCTCATCACGGGGTTGATGTAGTCCCGGCCCTGCACATATCCTCCGGTTCCAGTTCCATAGCCGTACTGGAGCATGATCGCGACCGGAAAGTCGTTCTCGATGTCGGTGTTGGTCCAACTGATGGAATATGAACCGTTCTTGGCCAGAACGTCGTAACTCCAGGAACCTGCGGTCAGACCAGTATCGACGGGGGTGGCTGTCCGGAGAGCCTCGACGCCGATCTGACCGCAGGAGTTCATCACCGAGAGGATGTTCAGTTTGGACATCTTCTTGAGGAACGCCTCTGTGCTATCAAAGGAGCCGGTTGTGTTGAAGCTGATCATTTCGGCTCCTTTGAGTCAGAGAGTTGTCTCGGTCACGGAGGTCTTTGTGATCGACACGAGGGCGTACCCAGAGGTCGCAACGATGGACGCTGCAAACGCCTGGGCTGCCGAATCCAGGTCGATGGACAGCGCTGCGTCCATGGCCTCGGTGGTTAGATTGAACACCGAGATACCGCCGTCCTCTGGATTGCTGTTGATGGTGACCCGGTAAAGAGGGTAATTGGCGTTGTCATTGACGATGACGCGCTTTTCGAGCTGAGCCATAGGGCGTCTCCTCGCTAAGAAGCGGATTCGTAGGTGAAATTGCCCTTGACCGTGTTGGCGCTGGCCCATGTCCAGGGCGTGACTGAATCGACATCGCCGGTGTTGGTGATGGCTGTAGCATCCGTTCGCCCGCTGGCAACGCTGATCAGGAAGGTAGTGGTGGAATTTGTCCGGGCTCGTCCCATGCACGTAATCGTGTTGGACTGCAGCAGTTGGAGAAATCCGATGCTGTCGCCACTCCTGGCTGCTGTCACAGGTAGGGTGAACTGCCAGTTATCACCCGTTCCCGTATTACCGAATGTCGTTGTGCTTCCGAAGGTGATTTCGAACCTGACATCAACCTTCCGGCCGACCTTGGTGTAATAGCAGCTGACAGTGGCGTTCCCGAGAGCAGGCGTGCCCGTCCCTGCCGACGTCCATGTTGGTGTGTAGCTGGTCCAGGCGCCGACGTTGACATTGCTGGCTCCGTTGAAAACTCCGGTCACCGTGAGGTCCGTATCGACCTTGAGTGAGTTATCGGTCTTCAGCAGACCAGCGCTGGTACGATACAGGTTGGTGTCATGAGAACCGGAACCCGAACCCCATTCCTGCTTTCCATCGGCGTAGACACGCCAGCGGTCGAAGGTGTCGGCGGTCACGTTTGCGCCGTGTACGACGCCGGTCGCTGCCGAAAGAATCGTTGTGATGGCGCCACTCATGGTCCCGCCGGTCAACGACAAAAGCAGAGCCTTCACCGCGGCCAAACCGGAAGGGGTGACGGCGCGCACAGCGTCGGTCCCCGTAGTCGTTTCGGTGGATGTGGCGAGTTCCACGGCACCCGCCAAGGTGGTGGTCGAGGCAGGAACCGCGCCGGCGTCGAACTGCGTAGCGTCATGTCGCGTGAATATGAGATGTCCGGCTGAGTCCCACGCGGCGCTAACGGCTGTCGCGGCTTCGATCGCGAGCATTCGGGCGGCTGTGAGTCCGGTGATGGTAGCCACGTGACCACCTTTCTATGCTGAGCTGATGGTGTAACTGTCGGCGTCGACGAAGACCGCTGTCGCTGCTGTGATTTCGAACGTGGTGTCGTCCAGCATCTCGATGACGTCGAACGGCGCCGTTGCGGTCCACGTTCCATCGCCGTTGTCCACGATCGTGAGTGTGGGGATCGTGTCGAATATGGCGAGCAGATCAACGAAGCTCGGGAGGCTGGCCGAAACCGAGTCGGTGCCATAGAGAGCGTCTTCGAGGAGCGAAAGAACCGACGGGTCGGTGGATCGAGAGTCGATGATGACATGCGCGAACGGTTTGTAGTCGGCTACCGCAGGAGGCTTCGTCGTGATCTTCCAGCTGAAGTCGTTCAAGCTGGTCGTTTCGGAGAGTGTCCCGTTCGTTCGTGTCGTCGGAGAAGCGAGAGCGTTGTAGACGAGATGGATCTTGTAACCGAAATCGTCTGACTGATCGTTCCCGATCATTGTCCGATAGGAAAGGCCGAAAGACTGACGTCGCTGTTGAGTTACAAACAATCCCGAACGAGGTTCGGACATCCCGTCGCACGCCGAGAACTCGTCGGGGTAGGTGAAGGCGGTAACCGTGGCCTCATACTCCTCGGTGGCCGGGTTGTTCAAGTACTTGTAGCCGTCTATGTAGAACGGCGTCGGGTCTCCACCGGTAGGGCTTTCGTTGACGGATGTCAGACCGTTCCATGGGACGCCGGCTTGGCCGTCGAGGTAGAAAACTCCTCGGTCGACGCCTGCTTCATAGAGGCGTGTTCCCGGGTCACCCCAACTGATTCTTGCCACGTTACGATCCTCCTCTCATCCGGAAGTGCCCAATTGCGCTTTTCGCTGAGCGTTGAGTTCTCGGTTTCTCTGAGCGATTTCGGCCTTGGTCAATTCCTTAGGCGGCGCGTTCTTCTGGTTGCAGACCCGAACGAGCGTCAGAAGACGATTCAGATGCCAGTGCTGGCACTCGAATGGGATTGTCAAAGCGATCAACCAGTAGTAGATGACCTCTGCGGTGATGATCTCGCGGTTCTCTTCCTGGCCGTCATCTCTGAACCAAGTGGCGGTCATCCTCGCATTGATGTACGCGTTGATCGCGTTTAGGTTCTCGTCAGAGAGTTTGTCGAAAACTCCCGGAGGAACACCAGGGGTAAGAGTCATCGCGGTGATGTACCACAACGTCTCTTCGGGGGTCTTAGCCTCTTTGCTGAGAAAGGGCTTCTCGAAGAATGACTCCCATTTTGACAGAGAGACCAGAGAGTGCTCCAGTTCGAGGGTGAAGAGTTCAGTTGGAACGAACTCGTTCGTCTCTTGGTTGAAACCTTCAGCCAAAGGGACATCGATGACGAGCACTCTCTGGTCTCCTTTCTGCCGGCCGGCTGCTAGTAGGTGAAGAGCCAGTCGTTGTCGGTGGGCGTCGGGAACTTGTAGCCGTCGTTCGGCTCCGCGACGACGAGCTTGGTCTGGCCGGTCGTGAGGGCGACCGTGCCGGTGACGACCACGTCGTCGATGTAGTAGGTGATGCCGGTGACGGTCGGGATGGTGATGACGTGAGTGGACGAGTTGTAGGTCGGCTCCGTCGGCGTGACGGTGGTGACGGTGCCGGAGAAGATCGCGAGTACGGCGGCCGGAGTGGGCAGAGAGGGATCGGTGCCGGTGGTCCCGTAGAGGAAGTCCTCGAGAGTCGCCAGAGCCGTGGCGTCCACCTTGGTCGAGTCGATCGTGATCGTGGCCGTGGGCTTGTGACCCGCGACGTCGACCGGGGTGGTCGTCATGGACCAGGTGAGCTCGTTGGCCGCCGGGTTGTCGTTGACGGTGGCGTAGTCCCTCGGCGACGGAGCCGCGAGAGCGCCGTACACGAGGTGGATCTTGTAGCCGTAGTCGGTGCCGGTGAGGTCGTTGCCGATGAGGGTGCGGTAGGAGAGACCGAAGGTCTTCCGGCTCTGCTGGCCCACTGCGACGCCGGGCTCGGGCTCGTACGTGCCGTCGCACTGACCCCACTCGTCGGGGTAGGTGTACGCCGAGATGTCGGCCTCGAACTGCTCGACGGAGATCAGGTTGAGGTACTTGATGTTGTCGGCGTACGTCGCCGTGGTGGTGGCGCCGGTCGGCTTCTCGGAGACCTTGGTCAGACCGTTCCACGCGAAGCCGCTGTTGTAGGCGCCGGAGCCGTCGGGGATGTACAGGACGCCGTGGTCGATGCCGGTTTCGTATCGGCGGCCGCCGACGGCGTCCCAAGTGAGCTTACTCACGTTTGTGCTCCTCAGAAGTAGAGATTGAAGACGTCGTGGTTGAGGTTGTTCACCACGTAGAACCGATTGTGGAGACACATCGGCAGTGCGGCGATCTTGTCCGGGATCGGACTGTCCGGATCTTGGTCGATCACGGTCACCTGGTACCGCTTGGTGTGGATGTACGGCTTGCCGTCAGCGAACGTGGTTACAGCGCTGTACCGTTGGTACACTATGCAGGGGTATTCCATCTGCACACTGGACGGAGGCTGGAAATATACATTTCCGCTTCCAATGAGACCCTCAAGAAGTGTCTGAAGTTCAAGCCTTTGACCCATTGTAGACACCTCCCAGGCTCAGTAGCAGACGGGGACTCCGCACTTCGACGTCTGTGACTGTCCACAGAGTCCCCATCCACTCAACATACCTTATGGCAAAGAAACGTTCGTTGGCGTACGCGTCGGCGACGATGGATATGGAGTTGTTGACGGTCAGATCGTCATTGACTTTCGTCCCGTCATGCAATTGACGGGTGTTCCGAACAACATCGCCGTAATACGCAACTTCGGTGATGCTGTCTTTCCACACACCAGGTGCAGACTCCACTGATTCGCCGTATCCCACCTTTCCGTAGAACCTTGTCGTTGCCATGGCGTCTATTACGCCGCCGGCATGTGGAACGTCCACTGGACGGTGAGACCGTCGGTCTCGAAGAAGTAGTTGGTCGCCGGGTGAGCCTCGACGACGAGCGTCTGGTCCGCGGTGAGAGCGGTCTGAGCGCCGGCGGTGAGCGTGGCACCCGTGACGTTGTTCTTGTAGACCACACCGGTCTGGGTCGGGATGGTGGTGACGCCGGTGGCCTTGTTGAAGGTCGGGGCGACCGGAGAGACGAGCGTGTTGCCGGAGGCGGTGCTCCAGACGACCAGGGCCGACTTGGGGACCGTCAGGGCGCCCGAGATGCGGGTCTCCCAGAGGTACTTGTACTGGTTGTAGTCGATGTCGAAGAAGTCGAAGAGGTTGATCTCTCCGCCCTTGTTCGCGCCGATGTTGTAGTCCGACAGGTTGACGATGATGCCGAACAGAGTCGGCATGGTCTCCATGACCTCGACCGCGACGATCTTGTCGACCATCAGGTACTGCGCCAGCTCCTCGGGGCTGTTCCAGTACCGCCGGTTCATGCCGTCCTTGACCAGCAGCAGCGACGTGAGGGTCGGGAGCGTGGTGTAGAAGGTCGGCCGGCCGCTGCCCTTGTAGTGGCGCATCGAGCGGAGGATGGCCTCGGCGACCTCCAGCATGGAGGAGTTCGAGTCGCCCACGTTGACGTAGACGTCGGTCTTGAAGATCTCGTGCTCGTTGACGATGGAGCGGATGCCGTCGCCGCTGGTGGCGCCCATCGGGTCCTTGACCTTGTCGGGGTCGTCGATCGCACGGCCGTCGCCGATGAGGATCGCGCGGGCGATTTCCTCCCGGCCCATGACGGACATCTCGCCCTTCATCCACGACACGACCTCGAAGTCGGTGATGTCGATGATGTCGTCGCGGTTGAGGTTCTGCTTCTTGTAGATCGTGGTCGGATCGGTGGTGCGCTTGGAGACCGAGAACCACTCCTCCTTCTTGAAGCTGCCGGTGATGTAACCACGGGCTCGGGCCTCGTCCATGGTGATGTCGGCCACGATCGTCCGGACGCGGGAGAAGGGGGTCTTGCTGGTGCCGTCGAGGACGCCCTGGACCCACTCCATGCGCCGCGTGAGGAACTGCGGCGTGTTGGTGAGGTTCTGGTAGTTCGGGAAGAGGATGTCGATGGGCTCGATGCCGTGGGCCAGGGCGTAGCTGTCGACCTCGGCCTTCAGGGACGACTTGTTCTTGACCGCCGAAGCGAAGATCCCCTCGACGTCGGCGTGGGAGAGCTCGTGCTTCTTGGGGCCGGCGTTCTGGTCGGTCTGGTCGAACACGTTGCGCGTCACGGGGGTTCCTTCCTTGTGGCTGAGGTCGTCCTCGCCGGGCTTGTTGGTGTCGGAGTGCTCGGCGGGCTCGCCGTCCTTCTTGTCGTCGGCCACACCCTTGGCGGCGTCGTTGTCGCCGTCTCCGTCGGGGTCCTGGGCCGTCTTGACGGCTTCCTCGACGATGTGGGCGACAACGTCCTGCTCGTCCGGGGTCAGCGAGTTCCAGAAGTCCTCGATCGACGGCTCTGTGGGATTGTCGACGACGTCCGCCGCGTGGAAGAGCTCGGCGCCGGTGTAGATGACCGCCTCGTCGTCCAGCTCTTCGAGACCACCGTCGCTGTGACGGATGTTGACGAAGTCGATCTTGGCGCCCTTGTTCGCGCCTGCGAGAACGAGACTGACCTCGCAGATCTGACCGTGGAAGACGTTCTTGTCGCCCTTCTCCACGAGCTGGTTCGCGAAGATCGACATGGCGTTGATGTCGCCGTGTTCGACCTGCAGCTTGACGTTCT